ATCGCCATCATGGCGGCTTTGGGACTTACGTTCCTAGCTTAGCCATGGAAGTCTGACTTGCGTCAAACGCCAATCGGGGACCCAGCTCGGGTCCCTAGGAGTGATGCCTATGGCACTAACCGATCCACAGACGATCACCATTAGTGCGGTGCCCATTACTCTTCCGCGAACTTTCGCTGAAGGTAATGAAAGCGCCTACACTTCTGCTGATACGCTGGTCAAGTTGTCGGTGAATCATACCTCTGCTAAGCAGGGTAGGAATCGCCACCTCTTGAGGATCGACCATTCGAAGATGACCTCCGATCCGTTTAAGCCGACGGAAAATGTGAAAGTATCGATGGCGTGTTACATCGTCTTCGATCTTCCACCCGCCGGCTATACGGCTACGGAGAGTCTCGCTGTTTATACAGGATTCAAAACCCTGTTTACGGCGTCTTCGGATGCGCTCATCACCAAGGTAATTGGTGGTGAGTCGTAGCGAGGTTGAAGATCCGTCCCTTGATCGTTCTAGCTCGAAGAAAGCTAGGCGGTCTTGGGCTGATCTTCATCGCCACGATAACACTGGTGATAGTTCGGAGATCGATTTGCATATATCGGTGTCTTACAAGACGCTGGTATTTGCATTCGTAACCTTCGATATTATTCGCAGTGTTATCAATACGATAGTAGGTGTTTTTTAGACTTAGGTCTTAATTACATCCTATTATCGCGTAGGCTTGCACACGTGAGTGTGTCACTCGGTGGTTACTAGTTTGTATGAATATCCTCCGACCACTTGGGGTCTTGAGATGATTAGAGAACCTAGCAACTCTGGAGCTTTCGAGTTAACAGATGACGAACTTGTTCGTTCGTTTGTTTTTCTCTTTGTTCCTGAGATTGCCACGGATTATGAAGTGGAAAGCTGGTTTTGCCAGCTTCCAAATTATGATCCTTTGGCTCTCGATGTCATTCTCAAGGTCCACTTGGACGACGAAGTCGTCAAGGCGTGGAGGAGGGAGTTCATCGGTACTTTGGATTTTGTCCTTAGTACTAACTAGTAGTGAGTAACATAGGCTATGGATATAGCTACCCCCTATCTACTAGGAGGGCTATTGAAAAGCCTGATGTCACTCTGGTCCCGACTAGCTGAGGAATCGGCTAGTCAGTGCTGCACGAGTGCCCATCTCGACATTAATACCGTCGAGATGCGTGTCAAACATGAGGGGTTATCGTTTCTCACGATAACCCTACCAGACTTTGGAAAGGCCATCCAAAAATGGCTTGACCAAGGGAAGGTGGGCTCTCATACCTCGTTTCGAAAGAAACGCGGTAGCAGTCTCCCCCAATTTCTTGGAGGTTTCTGTGCCCGTGTGTTTGACGCGGAGAGTGGCTTGTTACTTGATGACCCGTGTATAGATTCTATTCGAGCCTTGCGTCAGCTTACGCTGATGTTTGGCAAGATAAATCTGGAGTGCTCCCCAGCACGCCAGAGGGATGCTATACGCAGGTACATCAAGAATGAGCACGACGTCCGTGAATTCGATGGTAGACTCACTGACAGAGATGTCCTTGAGTTTACCACTATGTCGAATTTGCTTTTTGGGCGAGTTTTCGATCGTATCGACAGAGATGTCTATTACGGTCGTCTCGTTCCAAAGCATGGACCAGGATCAACAGCTGATGGACTTGTCGGAAACAGCAAGTACAATCAGTCTGTCTGGACCACACGTCTCGAATCCATCTTACCGATGGGCGAGTATGTTCTACCTAACTGGCGTTTTTACGACCAGTTGGAAGAATATGACGTCGTCGAACCTGGAGCTGAGACCCCTGTAAAGGTGATCTTAGTCCCTAAGACGCTCAAGACGCCTCGAGTAATTGCA